CGAAGTATCGCCATTTGATCTGGCGGCAGGCGGGCATTTCCGGCGCGAAGCCGGGGATGCTGGCGTTCATGGGCGTTGGCACGGGCGACGTGAATCACACCGGGCTGGTGACGGAGCGGGGCACGGTCATTCACAGCAGCAAGAGCCGGGGCGGCGTGGTCGAAACCGCGCTGACGGCGAAGGCAGGATGGAACGGGCTGGGGGCGCATCGGATGATTGAGGTGGACCATCCGGAAGGAGGAAAAACGGAAGTGAGCGAAGCGGAAAAGATTTTTGGCAACGCGACGGTGAACATCACCAGCGGATATCTCAACATCCGTGAGGGTGCAAGTACGAGGTCAAAGATCATCGCCAAAGCCGCAAACGGCGCGCGGGTGAACATCATCCGCGAGGCGGGCGGCACGGGCTGGGTCTTCGGCGCGTTGGAAAACGGCGTGGCGGGGTATATGTCCAGCGAGTATCTGGTCGAGGATGCACCGGAAAGCGGAGATCAGGGCGAGACGAGCGGCGAAGCGCCGACCACAACGACCCTGCGCAGGAACGACGGCGTGTACATCACGCTGGTCGGGAAATGGGAAATCGCGGAAGATTGAAAGGAGCGAACTATAATGAAAGCTATGTTATCTCAGCCTATGGCAGGCAAAACCGAAGAAGAAATTATCGCCACCCGTGAACGCGCTATTGCCGTACTCAAAGAGCGCGGCTATGAAATCATCAACACCCTGTTCACCGACGAATGGTATTCGAAGGAATCCATGAAGGAACGCGGCGTTGAAAACATTCCATTGTGTTTCCTCTCGAAATCCCTTGAAAATATGTCGCTTTGCCATGCGGCGTATTTCTGTAGGGGCTGGGAAAATGCCCGTGGATGCAGGCTCGAACACGAAGCCGCCAAGGCTTACGGAATGACGATTATTTACGAGGATTAACATGACCCTACAAAAGCTGCTAGACGGCTTGCAAGCGGCTGTCACGACGCACAGCACGCTGACGCTCGTGCTGGTGTACATTACGCTTAACCTGATCGAGATTTCACCGATCAAGGTTCAGCCGCTCTCATGGGTTTTTCGCGGATTGCGCAAGGCACTTGTCGGCTCATTGGAGGAGCGCATGAGCAGGATCGAAGCAAAAAATGATCTCGAATTTGCTAAAATCTCCCGCGCCAGAATCCAGCGGTTTGCCGACGAGTGCTATAATAGCGTCAAACACAGCAAGGAGCACTTCGAACAAATCTTTGACGACGTGAAATCATATGAAACGTATTGCAAAGCACACCCGGAATTTGAAAATCACAAGACGGTAGAGGCCGTCGAAATCATCAAAAACGCTTATCACAAGTGTTTGCAAGAGCGTAAATTTTTGTGACGTTGCCCGGTAAAGACCGGGCAGAAAGGGAACAACATGAAAATTAACTGGCTGGTTCGTTTCAAAAACAAAACTTTCCTCGCGTCTTTCCTGGCGCTCATCATCGCCTTTGCCTACAACATGCTTTCCCTCTTCGGCGTAACGCCTTCCGTGCAGCAGGACGCGCTTTTGACTGCCGTCAACGCGATCCTGACGGTGCTGGGCATGATCGGCGTGATCGCCGACCCGACGACCAAGGGCATCAGCGACAGCGCGCAGGCGATGACCTACGACAAGCCCAAGGAGGGATAAGGGAGGCGGTTTCTCGTGCGCCTTGACTTTGACAGGCGCACAAAAGAGGAAATCGCCCGCCGCTGCGGCTTTGACGTTCACGTTCGGTTGGGTCAGGTCTTTGACTTGCTCTGGCGTGGTTACAGCATCGTGCAGATCAGCATGACGCTGGGCATGTCTCCGGCGACCGTCAGCCGCAGCATTCGCGAGATCAAGAGACGAATGTCTGCATCTTTACGTACTGATGATAATACCCCGGCCTGATGGTCGGGGATTTTTTATTTGAAAAAAAATTAAGAAATGCTTTACAAAACACTTGACAAATATTCAAATATGATTTATAATAATACTTGTAAGAAGAAAAGAAACAACCCGACAGGAGGAAGAAACCATGAAGAAACTTAAAATGAAAGATGTCATCACCCGCGAAGGGTATGAGTGCCTGACCGCCGAGGAGCGCCGCGCGCAGCTCAAGGTTGAGCAAGCCAAGGAGTGCAGCGGACTGCGCCGCTACCCCGGCACGTGCTCTGTGATGCTTGATCGCATCCCTGCGGAGTGGTGGAGTAAGTACAGCGCCGAGCACATCGGCGAGGTGATGCGGCTGCTGAAAGCCGCCTACGACGACGGGCGGCAGTACCCTAGCCCAGACGAGTGGCAGCGCCGGGAGGACTAAAAAAATGAAGTATTACATCGAGCTCACCGTGCGCCATAAAGACCCCATGACGCACTACATCAGCGAGGATTTTATCGACCTCAGTTGCCCATGGGTTGATATCGAGCCCGCGTTAATGTCTAACGAAAGGATGAAAAACTTGCAGGCGAAGGAACTCCTATGCGATGAGTATTGGGCACATTTCGACCCATCGACGCCCGCCCCTCGTCGTTGGTATGAGGGCGATAGCGAGAGAGATGAAAACAATGAATCTTATACGCTGCTCGTGTACCCCGTTGATGGAAACGAAGAGGATACTGATCGGATTGATTGGGATACCATCGTCGCGGGCGCGTCTATGGACGCTTGGGATATTTGGCAAGAAAGGATTGATACATTTAAGGACTGCGTTTATGACTATGTGTTCAACAACAAGGACGAGCTTTTCGGCGAGGATGGGGATATATCATATGAACTCACAGATATTGGGTTCTGCGAAGAAACTGGGGAACTCTGTGGCTACATTGAGTTCCCCGGCGACAAGCATACCTATATGGTAGTCGATTGGCGAAACAGCGGAACGATTGAGCTATCCTATGTGGATACAAAATCATAAAAAGAAAATCGGGAGATTACTCTCCCGATTTTCCCCTTGCCTAGTTGTTACTAGATAAGTCAATGTTTCAATCCACACGAGTTTCCTCGCGACAGTCTTCGGGGCGTTGCCCTCAAGACACAATCATTATAAGACGATCAATCATATTTGTCAAGGAGTGGAAAAACATGAACATTAAAGAGTTGCGCGCCCTGCGCGGGCTTAGTCAGAAAGAGCTTGCGGATAGGATGGGCATATCGGCTCAAAATCTTAACAACTACGAGAGCGGACAGCGCAACCCCGGAAACAAGATTCTGCCCGCGCTGGCGGATGCGCTGGGCGTTTCGACGGCCTATCTGCGTGGCGATGCGCCGAAGCTGGCCGTCTATGATTGGGAGACTAGATGCACACTGGCACTCCCAATCGTTTCTGAGACGGTGATCGACGATTACGGTATTTTCTACCTCGTCGAGCACCCAGAAATCGGAGTGATGGCGGTGATCCAGTCCGAGGGCGTTCAGTTTACGCTGGCGGACTGGCAGGGTGAGCAGCCTATGACCGTTGATGAGATCGGAGGCGCGCGCTGGGTTGACGCGCGCGGTGAAGACGCAGTAATGTATAGGGGCTTACCGCGCATCCTCGTTGGCGGTGAGTTTGGGAGGCGCTGACTATGCCGCGCAAGCTCAACATGCAGGTCGGCGACGTGTTCGGCGATCTCAAGGTCTTGCGGGTCTGGCGGCTACCGGAAGCGTCGTCTAAGACCCGGTGCGACGCGGAATGCCTGAGATGCGGAAGCGTTAAGTCGTACTACGCAAGCAACCTAATCTCCGGCAAGACGACATCATGCGGGTGTAGCGCGGTGGGCAAGATCACAAAGCCGTGCGTGATTTGCGGTAAGCTGTTTGATTCGTACCGATCCGACAACCGTGTGACCTGCTCGGACGCTTGCCGTCGTCTCCGCGCGGCGAAGTCAGCGCGCGAAAATCCCCACAAGTGGAGCGATGATGCGAAAAGACGACGCACGAAAAGCGCTGCTGTTAAGGCGCAGATGGACGAGCTGCAACCGCGCGGAGTGCAAGCGGCGCTTGCGATCCCGGAGGGACAGCGTGGCCCGCAAAACCGAGAAAGCAAAATCTGGGTGCTGGTCGATCCGAGCGGGAATCAAGTACCATGCACCAATCTGCTTGACTGGGCGCGCAACAATTATCGGCTTTTTGAGCCGCAAACTCCGGAAGAGGAGCGAGATATCGCCGCAAAACGTATAGCAAGCGGTTTCAAAAAGATCGCGACAAGCATGCGAGGTGCCCCATCGTGCAAGGGATCTTTGTATCACTATAAGGGCTGGGGGTTGCTGTCTCTGCCCATCACGCCCGCACACAGGCGCAAGCCGGACGATCCGGATCAATAAGCATTTTCCTCTGCAATAAGCAGAGGATTTTTTGTTTCAAAAAATCTTAAAAATGTTTTAAGATACTATTGACAAATAAAGCAAAATGTCTTATAATATACTTGTAAGAAACAAGAAAACAGCCAAACGGGAGGAAGAAGTTATGGCAAGCAACAAGGCGGTTCGCAAGGCGATTGAAAACGCGGGAATTGATATGGAGGCGTTTGAAGAAGATTATGCCTACATTGGCATCCGAGTGCAGGAAGAAACCTACGGCTTGAAGGTTGGTGACAAAGTCATCCACAACAGCCACGTTTGGGAACGCGGCATAGAAATGGGCGAAGAACTCGACGGCGTATGTGCGACGATGTACAGCGCGATGGCTAATACCAATAATGAGTATCCTGGCCGATATGTGCTGCTCTTGGGTGACAATAAGATGAGCGGATATGGTGAGGATGAGGGCGAAATCATTTTGAGCTATCCGACAGTGCTGGCGATTCTCAAAGTCGAGGATTGACAAAAAACCGATACAAAACTGACGTGCATCTGATAGGTGCACGTTCTTTTTTTATGCCAAAATGGGAGTAGAAGCAGGTGAGAGAGCGTGTTTGTTCCATTTAATCCAAACCCTTTTCGTTCTCGTGTGGGTGACTGCGCGGTTAGAGCGGTAAGCAAAGCGACGGGTCAGACGTGGGAAAGCGTATTCGTTGCGCTTTGCCTTGATGGTTTCTGTGCAGGGGATATGCCGAACGCAAATCACGTCTGGGGCACGTATCTTCGGCGCAAAGGCTTCAAGCGTCACAGCATCCCGGAGACGTGCCCGGACTGCTACACGGTTTCGGATTTCTGCCGAGACTTTCCGCGCGGCGTTTATGTTTTGGCGACAAATGGGCACGTTCTCGCGGTTGTGAACGGTGATTGGTATGACACATGGGACAGCGGCGGCGAAACGCCCATTTACTACTGGGAGGGATGATTTATGGCCTATCCGATGCAAGGCTGGCAGCAGCCATACGGCGGTTATTACCCACCTATGCAAGACCAGCTCGCGCAACTCAGATCACAACCATACATGCCGCAGCAGCCAGCGCAGCAATCGCCAGCTCAAAATAGCGGCGGAATCATCTGGGTTCAGGGTGAAGCGGCGGCGAAAAGCTACCCGGTCAGCCCCGGAAGCGGCGTTCTGCTGATGGACAGCGAATCCTTGACGTTTTACCTCAAATCTGCGGACGCAAGCGGGATGCCGTCAATGCGAATCTTTGACTACACCGAGAGGACAACGCCGAGACAGGCCGAGCCTCCCGTACAATCAGCCGATTATGTGACCCGCGACGACTTCAACGCGCTCGTGGCGCGGGTCGATGCGCTGGCAAAAAAGCCGAACAGAAAAAAGGAGGATGCAGCCGATGAGCAACCCGCTGTTTAATGCGATGCAGGGAATGTCTGGGAATTTGCCAGGACAGATGGGACAGTTTCAGCGAATGGCGCAGGAGTTCAAGCGGTTCAAAGCTGAGTTTAGAGGCGATCCGCAACAAGAGGTTCAGCGCCTACTCAACAGTGGCAAGATGACGCAGCAGCAGTTTAATCAGCTCTATGGCATCGCCCACCAGTTCCAAAGCCTTTTTGAAGGTCTCTAACGGCTAAATCCGTGCGCACGGTTAGCGATAAAAAACGAAAGGACGTGTGGAAATGTCTTTGACTACTTCGGAAATGACCCCCGCCGATATCGCGG